CGGTCCTGGTCAGGCACGAGGAATGGGGACGCCTGACGTCGCTCCTGGCCGAGCGGGACGCGGAGGTCGCGCGGCTGACGCGGGAGACGGAGTGTGCCGACACGATCATCAAGGCCAACGCCGAGGCCATCGCAGAACTGGAGGCCGAACGAGACGCGGCGCTGGCGCGAGAGGCGCTGCTGAGGGAGGCGCTGGAACTGGAGTTACAGGACGAGATCAACGCCGTTCTCCGGGGCGGCAGCGCCCTGACAGCCGCAAAGGGGCAGGAGTACCTGGATCAGTCCCCCTACGTGAGGCGGTTGCGCGCAGCCCTGGCGGCGGCGAGCGAGGATGGTGGGGCGTGATCCTGACATGCGGCATCACCTACAGCGACACCCGGAGCGAATCGGTAGCTAGGGCAATGCGTGAGCAATGCGGGAAGCCCGTAGACGGCGGTTGTGGGCGTCCACTGGACTTGTCGCAGCCTCTCCAGCAGGCCATCACCTATCGCTGCGTAGAGTGCGGACGTTGGCTATGCCGGCCGTGCATCCTGCGTCACTTCGCGGAAACAGGAGACGACCAGCGGGCCGCGAGCAGCGCGGCGCAGGAGGGGCGCGATGGCGAGTGAGCGACAGTGTGGCGTGTGGGCACGAGGGAGCGGCTGCGTCGAAGTCAGGGGGCACAAGGGTCCGCACGTCAGTCAGTGTCAGTCACAACTCGCGGCGGTCACAGCCGAGCGCGACGCTGCCCGCGCATGGGCGACTCGTTGGAGGGCTGTGGCAACGAGACTGTGGAAGGGAGTCCATCGGCTGCTCGCAATGGAGGAGCCGCTTGCCACTCGCGTGAAACAGGCAGAGGCCGAGCGGGACGCGCTGCGGGAGGCGGGGGACGAGCTGTACCAGCATGTTGGAGAGTGGCGCCCCGGAATGACAGGCACGAACGTGCAGACGGCGCAGTGGAAGTCCGCCCGCCAGCAGTGGCGCGCAGCACGCGCGGCGCTCGCGGCACGGGGCGGGGAGGCATCGTGAGTATGGCCCTGCACATAGCCGAGCGGCTGGGCGAGGTGCTGCGCTCGACGGCGACCGGCATCACGCCCTGTGGTATCCTTGTAGTCACAGAGTGTGTGCGTGTAGGGATGATTCGGAGGGCTTGGGGCTGTTATGAGCCGACCGCTGGTGAGCGTCATCACTCCGACCTGGCAGCGCGCCTCATTGCTCGCTGAAACCGTCGAGCACGTCCGCGAGCAGACGTACCGCCCGCTGGAGCACATCGTCGTCAGCGACGGCCCCGACCAGGCCGTCCGCGCCATCGTCGCCGCCGAGCGCGGCTACCCCGGCGTCTCGGTCCGTCCCATCGAACTCGGCCGCAACTGGTCGTCCGTGCTCCCCAACGGCTTCGGCGTCGCTCCGCTCACTGTCGGCATGCTGCTGGCGCGCGGCGAGTACCAGATGTGGCTCTGCGACGACGAGCGGATGGCCTCCGACCACATCGCTTCGCTCGTCGACTCCCTCGAATCGAGCGGGGCCGGCTTCGCGTACAGCCGCGTCCGCATGCACTGGGTCGGCCAGCCCCTCGAGCAGGGGTGGGAGATCGGCACGGACCCGCCGCGCTGGGGGCAGATCACGAACTTCCTGTACCGCACCGAGTTGCTGGCGTCCGCGATGCCGGCCTGGGACGGCCATCCTGTTGACTGGACGCTGCCGCAGTCGTGGATAGCCGGCGGCGCGAGCTGGGCATTCACCGGCCGCACGACCCTGTCGCACCGGGCCGACCGATGAGGGGCGCTCACATGCTCTCCTGCCCGCCGCTGCTGGCCCTGACCGACCGCGAGACGCACGCCGACGCCCACTGGCGGGTCGTGCGGCCCTTCTCCAGCCTGCGCGAGGCCGGCGCAACCGCCGATGTCTGCTGGATCGACGCCGAGGAGATGCCGACGATCAGCCCCGAGGGCCGCGTGGTCGTGCTCCAGCGCGTCGTGGTCAAGGGCGGCAGCGAGGACCGGGTGCGCGCCTGGGTGCAGCGGCTCCGCGACGCCGGCGCGCTGGCCGTCGTGTTTGAGATGGACGACGACGTCATCAGCCCCGCCTACCTGGAATACCTCGATGCCTGCGGCGGTCTGGAGTTGGTGCGGCGCCAGCGGCTCATGGATGAGCGGCAGGCGCTGGAGTGGGCCATGCGCGCCTGCGACGCCGTGACGGTCAGCACCGGGCCGCTGGCCGAGGTCGTGCGGCGCTACACCGACGCCCCCGTGCTGGTGGTGCCGAACGCCCTCGACGTGGCGTGGTTCCGCGAGCGGCTGACGGCGCGTCCTGAGTGGCACGGCAAGCACCTCACTATCGGATGGGCCGGTGGCCGTCGTCCTGACGCGGACCTGGAGCCGATGGCCGTGGCCTGGGGACGGATCGCACGGCGCTACCCTGCCGTCCGTTTCGTCGTGGCCGGCTGGCAGCCTGACTGCATCTACTGCGAGGTGGACGACCTGGACCGCATCGTCAGGGTGCCGTGGCGCGACCTGGAGGACTGGCCGACCGTCATGCAGGTCGATATCGGCTGCACGCCGCTCGCTGAGACGCCGTTCAACCGCTGCAAGTCACCCATCAAGCTCTGGGAGTACGGTCTGGCGGGCGCCGCCGTGGTGGCCTCGCCGACGGTGTACATGGACGAGGTGGCCCACGGCGCGTCGGCATTCCTGGCGGAAACGGCGGATGATTGGGAGAGCATGCTGGCGCTGCTGATCCAAGACGAGTGGCTGCGGAAGAACAGCGCGGCGGTGCTGCGGTCGCACATCGCGGAGCACCACACGCTGGCCGACAGCCTGGGGCGGTGGACGACGGCGTACCGCGAGATCGCGGCAGGGGCGGGGGTGACGGCGTGAGAACCACGATCAAGGCCACGAAGGTGATCGAGTCCGAAGACGAGGCTGTCCAGTGCGACCGTTGCGGCGCCGTGGCGGCAGCGGTGTACATCGACCAGCGTCCGGACGGGTGGGTCGTGATGAAGGGCGCGCATCCGTCTGCCGCTGTTGAGGACTACTGTTCGGAAGAGTGCGCAGCGCAGACGCTGGCCGCGCGCGTCGGGAAGGTGCTGGCCTGATGGCCCGCGTGAATCCGCGCCGACGGATCGACCAGCTCGCCCGCGAGGCCGAGCGCGCCATTGAGCAGCAGCGCGAGAACGTGCTGCTGCCGGACGCCGCGCTGAACGACCGCGCCGAGGTGCGGCGCTCGGACATCCAGGCCGCGATTGATCTATGGAACGAGGCGAACAGGGGCACCGAGGTCGAACGGCTCCTCAACGGCCCGGCGCGGGAGGACGAGCGTGCCGGTTGAGCAGCCGCACCCTGTCGCCGTGGCCTACCTCGACGCCTTGCGCGCCGACGGGTGGCTGGTGGACGTTGCCGTGCGCCCCTTCGGGCCGGGGGACAGCGGCACGTCCGTGACTCGGGACGAGCCCGGGCGCTGGGTAGTGACGCTGGCGAAGGATGACGTGCGCTCGGTCACGGCCTCCTACAGCCGCGCGGTGGCCGTCGAGCAGGCCGCGTGGCACCACGGCGCACGGTGGGACTGAGATGGCCGGCGACTACTTCGGCTTCGACCCCGCCTCCCAGCGGTTCCGCGACCTGTCCACCGGCCGCTTCGTCTCCGAGCGGGCGGTTCGCGACGGTGTGGACCGCGTTGCCGACCTGGCGTCCGCGCGCCTCGGCGAGTTGACCGCCCGCTTCCGCACGGGCGAGATCACGGCCGTGCAGTGGCAGGCCGAAATGATGGCGCAGATCAAGCAGGCGCACATCTCCGCCGCCCTCGCCGCCTACGGGGGCCGCGACGCCATGACCCCCGCCAGATGGGGCACCGTTGGGCAACTGATCCGCCGCGAGTACGCCTTCGCCCGCGCCTTCGCCGCCGACGTGCTGGCCGGGCGCCAGCGCCAGAACGGGCGCATGGACGCCCGCGCCCGCCTCTACGGCCAGAGCATCAGGGGCACCTACGAGAACATCAGGCGGCGCGAGGTCGCGGCGGCAGGGCTGCGCTTCGAGCGGAACGTGCGCCACTCGTCGGAGTCCTGCCGCCAGTGCGTCAACGCCAGTGGCCAGGGCTGGGTGCCGATCGGCACGCTCCCCCCCATCGGCAATCGGACGTGTCGGGGGAACTGTCGCTGCACGCTTTCGTACGCCAGGACGCCGCAGCAGGACACGGAGGCTGCGTAGCATGGCCTTGACCGCCCGGCAGGCCCGCTTCGTCGAGGAGTACCTCAAAGACCTGAACGGGGCGCGCGCGGCCATCCGTGCCGGCTACAGCGAGCGCGCCGCGAAGGAGCAGGCGTCGCGGCTGCTAACGAACGCTAACGTCGCGGAGGCCGTGGCCCGCGCCCAGGCCGAGCGGTCGGCGCGCATCGGCCTCACCGCCGATCGCGTGCTGGAGGAGCTTGCGGCGGTGGCGTTCGCGCGCCTGGGCGACTTTGCGGAGTGGGGGCCGGACCGCTTCGTCCTCCGCGACTCCGAGAGCGGCGCCGACGACGGCGGGCGGCTGGACACGCGCCCGGTGCAGGAGATCAAGGTCAAGGAGACGGTGCTGGCGAAGGTGGGCGAGGACGAGACGGTCCTCAAGCGCGAGTACGGCGTGAAGCTGCACGACAAGCTCGCGGCGCTCGACAAGCTCGGCAAGCACCTCGGGATGTTCAGCGAGAAGCACGAGCACACCGGCAAAGACGGCGGCCCCATCGAAGTCAAGCCCAGCGACGACGCGATGGCGAAGGTGATCGAGGTCGCCGAGCAGGCCGCCGTGGCGGCGCTCTACGGGGCGAAGCAGGAGGGCGCGGATGGCGACGGCGACGCCTGAGCGCACGCTGCCGGCCGGGCTGATCCGCGAAGGCTCGCCGCTGCTGTGGGCGCTGGAGAACGCCACCATCGTCCTGCCGACGGAGGGGCGCAAGAGCATCGAGCCGTACCGCTACCAGGCGGCGCTGTGGATGGACCGCTCGCCCCGCCGCATCATCCTCAAGGCCCGGCAGACGGGGTTGTCGAACGCCATCGCCATCGAGGCGTTGCATCTCGCCATCCACCGGCCAGACAGCACCATCCTCTTCGTCAGCCGCAACCAGGACGCCGCTAGAGGACTGATCGGCTATGTGCAGCACACCCTCAACGGCCTGCGCGCGGCCCCCGTGTTGAGTAAGGAGAACCAGGGCGAGATCGCCTTCGCCAACGGCTCGCGCATCATCAGCCTGCCCGCCAACCCGAGCACCGGGCGCGGCCTGGCGGCCACGCGCGTCTACCTCGACGAGTTCGCCTTCTGCGGCTACGACGCGCTGATCTACGAGTCGATCATCGGCACCATCTCGACGGGCGGCGGCATGACGATCCTGTCCACGCCGAACGGCCGCAACAACATGTTCTTCCGTCTCTGGTCGGGCCTGGAAGGCGGCGAGTGGTCGCGGCACAGCATCCACTGGTCCCACTGCCCGCGCTACGACACGGCGTGGGCCGAACGCACGAAATCCAGCATGACGCGGCAGTCGTTCGCCCAGGAGTACGACCTCGACTTCATCACCAGCGGTGACGCGGTCTTTGACGCCGACGACCTGGCCCGCTGCAAGATCGGCCACAACCCGGACCCGGACACGTGCGAGCAGACCATCACCGCCTGGGACATCGGCCGGCGCCAGGATCACACCGTCGGCGTCACGCTCGGCCGGCGCGGCGACATCTGGCACGTCTTGGGATTTGAAAGACTGCTGGCGCCATACCCCGTCATCCAGTCGGCCATCGAGCGCACCCAGCGGCGGCACGGCCGGACCTGGGTCGAGAGCAACGGCGTGGGCGATCCGGTCATCGAGAACCTGAGTGTGCCGGTCGAGCCGTTCGTGACGACGGCGCGGACCAAGACGCAGGCCATCCAGGCGCTCCAGTTGCTGGTGCAGCAGGGGCGCTTCAAGCACGCGGAGGAGCAGCTCGACCGCGAGATGAGCCTGTACGAGTGGAAAGATGACGGACTGGTGCAGGACAGCGTCATGGCCGCTGCCATCGCCGCCTATCAGGCTATCGAGTCGGGGCAGCCTGGACAGGTGCTGTTCTTCTGATGCGCCGCCGACTGCCGACGCTGCCGATTGACCGGGACGACCGCCGCGCCATCGCTGCGGCCTCCGTACTGGTGCTCCTGTTCGTCGTTGCGTTCCTGTTCGTGGCTGCCGGTGTGGGGCTCGGCGTCCGCGTGTTCCTGCTCTTTTCAGGGCTTGGAGGATGACACCGTGGGACTGATCGCCAACGCACTGACCCGCCTGATCCCCGAGCGCAAGGTCGCCGTCGGCGCCACCGTCAACACCTGGGAGAGCGGCGTCCCGCAGCACCAGAAGGAGAGCTACTACCGCTACGCCCTCGAAGGGTACAGCGGGAACGAAGTGATGTTCGCCTGCGTCGAGGAGCTGGCATCCTCGGCCGCCGAGCCGCGCCTCGTGGCCGTCCGCAAGACCGCGAAGGGGCCGGAGCAGCTCCACGAGCATCCGGTCATCGACCTGTTCGAGCGGCCGAACCCGTTCATGTCGCGGTACGAGCTGATCGCCGCGATCATCATGTACCGCGCCGTCGCTGGCAACGCCTACGTCGAGAAGACGCGCAGCGCGGCCGGCAAGGTGGTCGAACTGTGGCCGCTGCGCCCTGATCGGATGTGGGTGATCCCTGACGTGGTGCGCCACATCGCCGGCTGGGAGTACAAGCTCGGCGCCCAGACGTTCACGCTCGACGCCCGCGACGTGATCCACAGCCGGACCCGCAACCCGCTCGACGACTACTACGGCCTGCCGCCCGTGCGGCCGGCGGCTAGCCGCATCGACACGGCCAACGCCATGCGCCAGTTCACGGCGTCGTTCTTCACCAACGCCGGCGTACCGGCCGGGTTGCTGACCATCGAGAAGACGGTCGGGCAGGCCGAGCAGCAGATGATCCGCGACCGCTTCCGGAACGACTACGGCGGGGCCGGCGGCTGGCACGGGCTGATGACGCTGGCAGGTCAGGGCAACGTCACGTACACGCCGATGGGCCTGCCGCTCGGTGAACGCGGCCTCGTGATGCCGGAGCTTGACGAGATCATAGACGCCAAGACGGCGATGGTGTTCGGCGTCCCGCTGGAACTGATCGGAGCGCGGCTCGGGATGATCCACGGGAACAGGAGCACCACGAAGGAGGCCCGCGCCTCGTTCTGGGACGAGACGCTGGTGCCGCTCTACCAGGAACTCGCGGCGACGCTGACCACGGCGCTGGCCCCCGAGTACGGCGACTTCGACTACCTGGAGTTCGACCTCAGCACGGTGAAAGCCCTGCAAGAGGATGAGAACGCCAAGACCGAGCGGGTGGTGAAGAAGCTGCACGCGGGGCTGATCTCGGTTCAGGAGGGGCGCATCGAGTTGGGGCGGGAGCCGGACTTCGAGGCCGGGGCGATCCTGGTGATGCCGGACAACATCAGCGGGCTGCCGGCCGACCAGTTGGACGCGCCGCCTGCGCCCGCGCCGATGGCGGCAGGGGCAGGGGGGAACGGGTTGACGGATCGTGAGCGGGAGGTGCTGGGGGCATGAACGGAGTGCTGACGGGTCAGCAGCAACAGCAGGGCGAGCGCCGGCGCATGACGTGCCCGGCCTGCACGCGCTTCCTCGGCACGGTCGAGGCGACCTACGCGGAGTACCCGCCGTGCGTGTGCGGCTTCCAGACCACGGTCAAGGCCGTCGGCAAGCGGGCGCGGGCGGGCCTGGTCGTCGGGGCCGAGCGCATCGAGATCAAGCAGTCAACGTAACTTTTCGCCAATTGGCGAAAAGTTGGGCGCGGTGCAAGTCGTCCATTACCCATGCACTCTATTGACACGATCATAGGTGCTACCCTATGCTCTCGGTAACGGGGTGGAGCACCGGTAGCTCGTTGGGCTCATAACCCAGAGGCAGCGGGTTCGATTCCCGCCCCCGTCACCAGACGAATAGCGCCACACATGGGCCTTCTGCGTCCCACCTGGGCCTTCAGGGACGCTGGAGGCCCATTCTCGTGTCCGTCGATACCCTCGGCGCCCGCTTCCAGATCAAGACCGTGGACTTCGGCCAGCGGATCATCTCCGGCTGGGCCGCCTATCACGGCAACGTGGACCGCGTGGCCGACATCATCGACCCCGCAGCCAGCCAGAAGGCGGTCCGTCGGCTGAAGTCGCCATCGGATGTCGGCGTCTTCATCGGCCACGACATGGGGCGATTGCCGGTTGGCGTGCCGGTCAAGATCGAGGCGCATCCCGAGGGGCTGTACACCGAGACCCGCGTCTTCGAGGGGCCGACCGGCGACGACCTGCTCGGGGCCGCGCGCGGGCTGCGCGACGCCGGCCAGAGTCTCGGCCTCAGCATCGGCTACCGCGTCCACGACGCCAAGCCGGACCGCGTCAACGGCAAGGCCATCCGCCGGCTGCTGGACTACTCGCTCCACGAGTACAGCTTCGCCTCGTCGGTGGCCATCGCAAACCCGGCGGCCCTGGTCACCGGGGTCAAGACCTCTGGAGGGTCTATGCGCTACACCGTCGAGAAGGCGGGCGACAAGTGGGCCGTCATGAAGGACGGCGCGGCTGTCGGTGATCCCTGCGACTCCGAGGACGAGGCAAAGGCGCGCTGCGCCAAGCTGAACGCCGAAGGCGGCAAGACGGTCCCGAACCGGCTGCCAGACTCGGCGTTCTTGTACGTCCAGCCGGGCGGCGTCCTGGACGACGAGGGCAAGACGGTCCCCCGCTCCTACCGCCATTTCCCGATTCGCGATGCTGACGGCGGCATCGACGCCGACGCCCTCCGGGCCGCGCTGCCGCAGATCGCGGACGCGAAGACGGTCGGGCTTGACGCCGACGACGCCGGACGGCTGTCCGCCCGCGCGCGGCGCATGCTCGACCAGATCGAGCGCGGCAACCCCGTTACCGACGAGCCGGCCGAGTGGAAGACCGGCGCGGCCGTCGATCTCCTAACCGTGGCTTACCGCCTGATCGACGCGGCCGAGGCGATTGCCGCCGAGCAGCAGCACCGTCGGGCGCTGGGCGAGGACACGAAGTCCGGCTGGCGGATGCGCTCCGAGAGCGCGGACGCCGTGAATAGCATTCTGGGCCAGTTGGGCCGCACCGTCGAGCACCTGGAACTGGTGGCGGCGGGCAAGGACGAGGAGGCGCTGGCCGACTGGTGGCGGGCGCAGTTCGAGCTGATTGGAGTTTCGGCATGAGTGCAGCCACCGAAGTGAAGCGCCGCGAGATCGCCGGGCTGATCGCTGAGGCCCAGGGGATCATCGACCGATACAAGAACGGCCTGCCGGCCGAGCAGAAGGCGCACCTCGCGGCCATGCAGGCGACGGTGAAGCAGAAGCAGGCCGAGATCGAGGCCGAGGAGCAGGAGGCCGAACTGAAGGCCGGCTTCGCCCAGGCCGACGACTGGCTGAATAAGCCGCAGCGCAAACTCCCGCACGGCGTGAACGGCGACGACGACGACCGCAAGGCGTTGGAGCGGGCCGGCTGGGAGTTCAAGGGCGGCATGGCCTACGCGCCCACGTCCAGCGGCAAGCAGCACGAGATGTTCGGCGAGGACGTGCTGTTCGGCGCGATCCCGGACGATCCGGCATCGGCCGAGTTCTACCGCAAGACCCGCGCAGCCATGTCCGCAGAGTATCGCGGCGCGTACGTCAAGTGGTACCGCGAGTACGTCAAGAGCGGGCAGAGCGAGGCGATGGCGTACAACCGCCTCTCCCCGTCCGAGCAGAAGGCGCTCAGCGAGGGCACCGACACCGCCGGCGGCTTCACCGTTCCCCCCGACGTGCAGGCCGAGTTGCTGATGCGCACCGCGCAGAAGGCGGTCATGCGGCGGCTGGCGCGCGTCCAGACCACGAACCGCGACATGCTGCGCTGGCCGATGCTGAAGGCCGCTGCGGCGACCGACGGCGGCCTCGCTGCCGGCGCCGGCTCGATCTTCTCCTCAGGCTTCATCGGCACCTGGGCGGCGGAAGTCCCGACCGGCACCGAGACTGACGCGGCGTTCCAGATGTTCGACATCCCGATCAAGAAGATCCGCGTCGTCGGCAAGTTCAGCAATGATCTGCTGATGGACTCGGCGTTCAACCTGCTTGCGGCACTCGCGACCGACGGCGCGGCCAACATGGCGCTGGTCGAGGACAACGGCCTCATCAACGGCATCGGCGCGGCCTACCAGCCGCTGGGCCTGCTGAACGGCGGGTTCACAACTTTCGATGTCGAGGGCACGACCTCGAACACGATCACCAACACCACATCCTCGTCGGGATCGGCGGCCAAGATCATCGCCGGAACGTACCTGATCCCCGATCAGTACGTGGACGGCTCGGTGATGCTGATGTCGCGGACCATCGAGGGCAAGGTGGCTGCGCTGACGGACGGCAACGGCCGACCGTTCTGGCCGGCGAACACGGGCGGCGGCTTCGACCTCCCGCGCCACCAGATCGAGGGGCTGCCGATCTACAACAGTTCCTTCATGCCGGGTGATGGCACGGACGCCAATAAGGTGATGTGGATCGGCAACCTGGCGCAGGCGTACATCATCGGCCAGCGCGCCCAGGTCACCTCGACCGTGCTGCGCGAGCGGTACGCCGACACCGACCAGACCGGCATCGTGATCTTCGAGCGGATCGGCGGCGCGACCTGGAACGTGGACGCGGGCCGCATCGGCATCGTCTAAGCAACGCCATCAGGGGCGCTGCTGCGCCCCTCCACTCTCGTAGGAGGGAGTCCCCCAGATGAGCGGACACCTGAGTCTCTCGGATCAGACCCTGCCGGCGCAGGACATCGCGCCGCAGTCGGCGTCATCGAACGTTAACGGCACCGCGATGGACATGCAGGGGTGGGACGGCATCCAGTACGTTTTCAGCCTCGGCACCATCGCCTCCGGCGGCACGTTCGATGCCCGGATTGTCTCCAGCGCCAACGCCAACATGAGCGGCGCGACCAACATCACCAACGCGGCGCTGACGCAGGTCACGTCGGCCACGCCGAACAACGCCTTCATCATCGACGTGTTCAAGCCGGCCGACCGCTACGTGCGCTCGGCCACGCAGCCGGCCACGGCGGCGGTCCTGGTGTCGTCGGTCGCCACCCGCTACCGGCGGACCGGCATCCTGCCGGCCACGGCGGCGGCGCTCCAGACCGTCAGGGTCTAGGTGGGCTAACCCTATCGACCTCCGCGTTCATCCTGTGGGGCAAACACGATGATTGACGAGATCGAGCGGCCGGCAGTCGAAGAGGCTGCCGAGCCGCTCCCGCTTGATAAGGCCCGTGCGGACCTTGCCTCAGAGTGGCAGGCTGCGAACCCGCAGACGCCGGCCGAGATCGAGGCGTTCTACCGCACCGCCCGGCACTACCGGGCCGACCTTGACGCCTGGCACCAGACGCCGGAGCGCACGTCGTACACCGAGATGCTGGTGCACGTCGCCCGCGAGAGCGGCGCGCAGAACGTGGTGGACATCGGCTGCGGAGCCGGCCACGACCTGAAGGCGATTCGCGCGGCGTTGCCCGATGTCGTCGTCTGCGGCGTCGAGCCGAACGACGCCCTCCGAGACGACCTGTTCGAGTATTTCTCGGACCGTCGCACGAATCCGCCATCTACGCACTGGCTGGTCGCGACAGACGCCGATGCCGCGCCCATCGAGACGGCCGATCTGCTGGTCTGCATCGACGTGCTGGAGCACCTGCCGGACCCAGAGGCGTTCCTCGGCGGCATCGCCCAGCGGGCGCCGATCAACTGCCTCCTGTTCGAGACGGCCCCGACCCACGACACCTCAACGCCGCTGCACCTCGCCTCGAATCGGGGCTGGCACCCCGGCCGGGTGCTGGAACGCCACGGCTGGCGGCTGGTGGACAAGGGGGCCGATCACGTCCGCGTCTGGCGGCGGCTGGAGGAAACCGGACGACAGACGGCCTCGCTGCTGCTCTGCTCCTACCGCGACGTGGCGACCAGGACGATGCAGAGCATCATGCACGTCGTGCAGCGACCAGACGCCGGCTGGCGCATCCAGATCAAGAACGGCGACGCCGACATCGGCCGCTCGCGCGCCATCATCGTCACCAAGTGGTTCCACGAGACGAACGACGACGTGTTCCTGATGATCGACAGCGACATCACGTTCACGCCGAACGACGCCGATCACGTCATCGAGTTGTGCCGCAACGGCTACGACATCGTCTGTGGCGCGTACCCCGTCCACAACGGCCAGCACCTGTCGCTGCGCTGCCTTGAGGGCCAGGATAGCGTGCAGTTCGGCCCGAATGAGCCGCCGATGGAAGTCCTCTACGCGGCGACGGGGTTCATGGCCGTGCACCGCCGGGTGATCGAGAAACTGGTCACGACGGTGCCGCTCTGCCACAGCAACGAGTCCTGGGCGTTCTACCCGCTCTTCCAGCAGCCGGTCATCCCCGACGAGCACGTCGGCGGCTACAGCCGATTGTCCGAGGACTGGGGCTTCTGCCAGGCCGCGCGCGACAACGGGTTCCGCGTCTGGATGGACCCGACCGTCAAGCTCGGGCACCAGAGCACTTTCGACGTTACCGTGAACAACATGGGCCTCGTCTTTGAGGCGAGCCAGAGAGCCTGAGGAGGATACGATGCCGCCGAGCAAGCCAGAGTCCCAGAAACCGGCGCCGATCATCCCGTCGGCTCCGGCCACGGCTCCGGGAGGGGATGCCGCCCCACCATCGCCCCCGGAGCCGGCCCTCCACTTCTGCCCGACGTGCGGCGCGGTCGTCGTCGCCTACGCCGGCCAGAACGCCCACAAGGCCGGCACCGCGTGGTGCGACGCGCACGGGCGCGTGATGCTCTGATGAGCGCCGTTCGGATCAAGGCGGCGGCGGCGCTGGACGCGGCGGCAGCCCTGCACGGCGAGGGCCGATTGAAGGACGCCGAGGGCGCATACCGCCGCGTCCTGGCGCTCGACCCCGTCAACGCCGACGCCCTGAATATGCTCGGGCTGATTGCCCACAAGCGCGGCGACGGCGAGGCCGCCGTCTACCTGATGCGGGCCAGCATTGCGCTCCGCCCCGCGACGGCGCTCTACTGGGGCAACCTCGGGACCGTGCTGGAGTCGCGCGGCGACATCCCCGGCGCGGTGGCCGCGTTCCGCGAGGCCGCTCGGCTGGAGCCGGCCGAGATTCACTACTGGACATCGGCCATCTTCAACGGCGACCTGCACCCGCACACATCGCCCGCCGTTCGGATGGCCGACCGCCGCGCGTTCAACGCGGCGCATTGCGCGGACCTGACGGCAGCCGCAGTTCCCCACCAGAACGACCGTGATCCTGAGCGCCGGCTGCGGGTGGGGTACATCAGCGCCGACTTCGTGGACCACTCGGCCGCGATGGTGTTCGGGCCGGTCATCAAGGGGCACGACCGCGCCCAGGTCGAGGTCTACTGCTACTGGCAGCGGCGCACCCACCCAGACGCCATCACCGAGCAGATCAGGCGGCAGGCCGATCACTGGCGCCAGGTGGACGGGCTGGATGACGAGGCGCTGGCCGGCATGATCCGCGCCGATGGCATCGACATCCTGGTCGACCTCAGCGGCTACAGCCTCGGCCACCGGCTGACCGCGCTGGCCAGGAAGCCGGCGCCCGTCATCATCACCGGCTGGGGACACGTGACGGGGCTGGGAATTGACGCCTGCGACTACCTCGTCGCGGACGCCGTGACCGTCCCGCCTGAGTCGGCGTGGCAGCACCACGAGCGTATCCTGCGCCTGCCGTGCTTGCTGGCGTTCGATCCGCGCTCGCCGTACCCCGATGTGGCCGCGCCGCCGGCCGTGCGCAACGGCTACCCCACCTTCGGCTACGTCGGCCGCGCCACCAAGATGAGCGAGGCGGTCTGGGCCGCGTGGGCGGAGATCCTGCTGCGCGTGCCAGGCAGCCGGCTGCTCCTCAAAGGCCGCGAATACGGCGACCCCGCCTACCGCGCGCGCATCGTCGAGTTCTTCGCCTCGCTGCGCGTCGGCAGTTCGCGTTTGGAGTTCCGTGGCCCGACCTCGCGGCAGCAGCACCTCGCCGCGTATGCCGACATTGACGTGGCGCTGGATGTCTGGCCGCAGAACTCCGGCGTCACCACCCTCGAAGCCTGCCTGATGGGCGTCCCGACGGTGACGCTGCTCGGGGACCACCTGAACGGACGCATCGGTGCGAGCGTCCTCTCGACGCTCGGCCGCGCCCCGTGGGTCGGCCTCGACCGCGAGCACTACACGGAGATCGCCACGGCACTGGCCAGCGCGCCGGCCACGCACGAGCAGCGGCGGCAACTCCGCGCCGATCTGCTGGCGTCGATCATCTGCGACCCCGAGCGATACGCGCGTACCGTCGAGGCGGTGTACCGCGAGGCGTGGCACGCCTGGGTCGGCGCGGAGACGCCCGCGATTGTGCGCGAGTTGGTGGAGGTCTGACATGAGCGTCACCGTCGTCACGCCGGCTGCCACCACGCTGCTGACCGTGCTGGACCGCGTGCAGGCCGAGTTGGGCCTCGCGGCGGGGACCGACGAGGACATCCTGCATGACCTGATCGACCGGGCATCCTCGGCCATCGCCCGCGAGACCGGACGCGTGTTCGGGCGGGAGACCGTCACCGAGACGCTCGACGGCAGCGGCTCGCGGCTGCTGCCGCTCAGCAGGACGCCCGTGGTCAGCGTGTCGGCCGTCACCGAGGACGGCACGGCGATCACGGACTACAGCGTCGAGGACGCCGACGCGGGTGCGCTGTACCGGGCCGATGGCTGGGGCCGGTCGGGCGGCCTGCGGATGTGGGGCACCGAGGCGTTTAGCAGCGGCTACATCCTCCCGGGCTACCAGGACCGCCGCTACAGCGTGACCTACGTGGCCGGCTACAAACTGCCGGCCGAGGACGGGGCGAACCTGCCGGGTGCCGTCGAGCAGGCGTGCCTGGATACCGTCAAGGCGTGGTACATGGCCCGCGACGCGGACCCCGGCATCTCGGCCGTCTCGGTCGGGCAGTTGAAGGTCAGCTATGTCAGCGCACCAAACACGCCGCCCGGCAGCCTGCCTCCCTCGGCGCTGGGGCTGCTGCGGAACTACTACGCGGGGCCGCTCCGGTGAGCGGATTGGCAATGCGGCGCGACCGGCTGCCTGAGAAACGACCGGCCGCGCCTGACCACCACTCACAAGGAGGGTGAGCGATGACTGACACGACAGTAGCACACGAGGCGCGCGCAGTTCAGTTTGATGGGATCGGGAGGTGACGTCCGTGCATGTGCAGTGGATCGTCGGCCCCTCGGTGGCATTCCTGGGGGCTGCGGCGACGATGGCGGGCCTGGGTCAGGCCGGGACGGTCGCGGACGAACTGTCGCGGGTAGTCGGGCTGGTGGTGCCGCTGGTCGGCGCGCTGCTGGCCCCGATGGTGGCCGCGATCATCTTCTTGTTCAAGAGCCTGGTGGCCGAGATGCGGGCCAACCGAGCACAAGGCGAGAAGGTGACGGACGTGGTGGCGAGCAACACCGCCGCGTTCCGGGCGAACACGACGGCCGCCGAGCGGCTGACCGACAGCGTGGCCGCGCTGAACGCGCGGATGGACAGGCTAGAGAGCTGTGTCGAGCGCGGGGACCACGACGAGCACGAGCGGAGGCGGCAACCATGACCAACGACCAACTGCGACGCCTCAACCTGTACCTGATCGCCATCGCCGTCGGCGCCATCGTGGCCGGCGGCGGCGTGCTCCAGAACCAACTCGCGACGACCGGCGTGTTCAACCCGACGCCGGTGCTGGCCGCGATGCTCGGGGCGCTCATCACCGGGCTGACGACCAGCGTGCTGCCGTCGCTGAAGGAGAGCATCGACCAGCCGCAGGGCACCGATATCGACACGCTGATCGACCGTCTGGAGGCGCTGCCGAAGGACGACCGCGACGAGTTGTCCGCGCGGCTGGAGTGGCGGGCCAAATTGCGCGGCGAGGGCGAGGAGGACTGAGCAATGGTCACGGGCATCGGTGACGGCTACCTCTTGCAGCGCCTCGCCAACGATCTCAGCCGGGCCTATGCTTGGAACGGCCCGGTCTGCTCGCTCTGCGGCGTCGGCTATCTCGGCTCGCACGCCTGCACCGGCGGCATCACGCCATCGAACCTGCCGCTCCCGTCGCCGGCGCCCGTCGCGGCCTGTCAGCACTGCTGGTGCGGCGAGACGATCCGCAACGCCAAGGCGCACGACGAGTGCTGCATGTGCCACACTCGGCGGATCAGGTCGTGAGCTTGCCGGGACTGCGCCTCGCCCGCGCCGTGCGTCGTGCCCTGCGCCCGCTGCTCGGCCACACCTACAGCCGCGTCCGCGTCGGGACCACGCCGACGACGGTGGACGACGTGCAGACCGAGGACGCCTGGGGCAACCCGCAGGCCACCAACGCCACGGCCGTCACGGGGCTGCCGTGCCTCTATCAGGCGACGCGGCGGCGGCGGACCGACGACGGCGGCAGCGTGGTGGTGGACACCCCGACGCTGACCGTGCCGCACGACGACAGCCTTGCGGTGGGCGACTTCGTGCAGAACGTGGCCGACAAGGACGGGACCGTGCTGGTGGCATACGCGGTGGTGGAGTCGTTCGACCCCGCAGCCGAGGCCGGCGCGTCGGTCCTGAAGGTGGCGGTGCTGCGCTCGGCGGCGAGCCTGGAAGGGGCGGCCTGATGGTAGCCGTCAGGACGGCCGGGGGGCCGTACGGGCGCGGGGCGTTCAGGACGACCTGGCGCGGCGCGACGGTGCTGCAGCAGTGGCAGGCGCAGATTGCGGCCGGCATGGAACGGGTGGCCGCCGAGACGCTGGCCGACCTCCGCGTGACCATCCACGAGGACACGGGCCGCATGCGCCGTGAGGCGTACGCCACCGTCGAGGTCAGGGGCACGAAGCGGACGCTGGTGGCGGGATCCGCGGCCCCCTACGCGGCCTACGAGGAGCTGGGGACGATCTACCGTCCGGGCCACCCACAGATCCGGCAAGTCGTGGATAGACAGGCGCCGCGAGTCACCCAGGCGATAGCGTCGGCGCGGAAGGGAGGCGGCTGATGGCGACGGCGATCCCCGACGTGACGGCGGCGCTCCTGCTCCGCATCCGCTCGTTCAGCGCGGTCACGGCGCTCTGCCCGTCCTCTCGAATCCGGCCGGAGTGGCCGCGCAAGGCGAACGGCGACGTGGACGTCGCGGTCCCGCCGTTCGTGTACTACGTGCTCATCAGCACGGGCAGGGGCGGCCCCGGCGAGCAGCCGGGCGCGCGGATGCAGGAGCGGGTGGACATCGCCTGCTACGGCCCGGACGCGAGGACGGCGATGCTGCTCTGGCGCACGGTCCACTACCACCTGTGCCCGCCGCTCGGGAGCGGTCGTCAGAACTCGTTCACCCTCGGCGGCTGCACCGTCAATACCGTGCAGCAGGAGGGCGGGCCGAACAGGCTGATCGACCCCGACACTTCATGGCCGCATGTGGTCGGCTCGTACGTGGTGGACTACTCCCAGGACTAGTGACGCGAGCCGTCAAAACTGGTACGATAGTCTCAGCCGCATAGCAGCCACGGGCCTCCGCTCCCCACCTGGGCCTTCAGGGGAGTCGGAGGCCCGTTTGGTTTCAGCAGCACCGGCCAGTCCCGACACGCTCTTCCTGCCGACGCTCGGCAAGGAGATCCCGCGTCCCTGGTTCCTGCCGTCGGCCGCGACGCTGGCCGAGCAGCGGCGCATCCTCGAAGGCACGTACTTCCTGGTGCGTATTCGGGGGAACGGCGGACTGGGCGAGGCGCTGGTCTGCGACCCCCGAAAGGGCGGCTGCGGCGCGAAGCACGACTACCTGACGCTCCGCTGCGTCGAACAACCTTTCTCGGGCATCACCGGTGGGCTGCTGGCCTACTACGCCGCCGCCGGTGACCCGGCCCTCGCGGACGGACTGCCGCCGTCCGAGCGGCTGCGCCTGGACGCCATGCGGCGGGCGCTCCTGGGCGGCGTGGGCCGCGTGCTGGACGGGCTGCCCGACTTCGCCACGCACCACCCCGAGGCCGCGCGGGCGATGAAGCTCGACGCGCGAGACGCCCAGCTCGCCGCCGTCGCGCTCGGCATCCTCGAGCCGATCCCGCCGAGCCTGGCCCGCCGCTACCGCGACCGCATCAACGCCCGGGGCGTGAAGCCGCGCTTCACCCTGCCCGGCATGGAGGGCTGACCGATGGCGCTGCGCTACACGGGGCGGGCGAACCCGCTGGTGATCGACGGCCGGGCCTACGCGCCCGGCGACGTGGTGCCGATCTCGAAGGCCGACGCGCTGCGCATGGCCGCGCGCACGAACCTCCATGGCTTCGAGGAGGTGCCCGACGCACCGTCCCCCAAGCCCGCGAAGCCGACTGCCGAGTGACCGTCCGCACGCCGTAGCCGGCCCCGCAGCGACGAGCGACCGGGCCGAGAAGGAGAGCCGATCTCATGGCCGGAAGTGCCGCCAAGGTTCTGGCGTCCCGCGACCTCCTGATGTACTACAAGAGTTACCACTCGACGAACCGCCTGCCCGCGGATACCATCGCCTGGGGCACGGCCTGGGGCACCCCGTCGGGCCAGACCGGCGTGTGGGTGGACGGCGGCTACACGCAGGGCGGCCTCGGGTTCTCGGCCGAGATCAGCCGCACCGACATCCGGATGGACCAGTCCATCGACCCGGTGCTGCGGCCGGCGACCGGCCGCACGGTGACGATGACGGCGCAGTTGGGCGAGTTCGACCTCGACAGCGTCGTGGCGGCGACGGGCCAGGGCAGCGTGACCACGCTGGCCGCGACCACGGCGGCGCGCGGGTACGACGAGTGGGCGATGGGCAACACCGTCGCGGACGACTTCTACTCGATGGCCTTCGACATCAAGCACCCCGGGGACGACGAGGCGATCCGCGTGGTCGGGTGGTACGTGCAGCCGACGGGCGCGGAGGCGTGGACGTTCGGCCCCGAGGCGGCCGCGCTCACGCCGTTCAACGTGACCCTCTTCCCGGACCCGTCGAACAGCAACCGGGTGGCGACGATCCGCGACTACGTGCCGATCAGCGCCTGATCCTGACGCCTGAGGGCCGGGGCCATGCGGCCCCGGCCGTTCGTCGGACTGCGGGCGTCGAGCGCGCGGCCCGACCGTGGGAGCCGATCCCGCATGAGTGGACGCAACGGCCTGGCCGTCGTGCCGGGCGCGCATCGCATCCTGCGCGTGGTGCCGAAGACCACCACCTACACGGTCGAGACCGCCGACGGCGAGACCGTCGCCCTGGCCGGCTACCACAAGGGGCCGACGTGCCCCGTGCCCGTCGCCATCGAGGTGGAAGCCGCATGGGCCTCGTGGGAAGCCGCCCGTCCGACCGCCGACGACCTCGCCAGCATGAAGCCGCACGCCTATCTGGCGGCCGTCAACGTCGCAGAGCGCTTGTTGCGCCGCGACCTCCTGACAGCCGTGATTCCCGGGCTGGAGATGGACCAGGCCAACGTGCTGGCAGCCGACGGCGGCGCCTGGGAGGCGACGCTCGGAGAGCTCGGGTGGTGGGATGTCGTGGCCGATGAGGACGCGGACCCGGAAGCGACGGCGCCAGCGGAGATCGCACCGACTGGCGCAGCCTCATCCCCCGCGCAGCCGCAGCCTATCCAGGCGTCGATTTCCTGAGCATGAGCATGACCGTCTCGACGTTCGACGCCTACCTGGAGCAGATGCCCGTGGTGCGGGTGGACCGCCTGCGCGACATGGCGGAGGCCGGTGCGTACGCGCAGGCCGACGGCAAGGGCCGCGACCGCATCTGGCAGGCGTGGGGGCGGCAGGCTGCGACGGTGGCGACCGAGGCGACGCGGCGGGCCGGGAGCCTGTTCAACGTCAACGGCAAGAGCGTCGGACTGGACGGGCTGCGGCGATGGATGAAGCGAGCGTTAGGCGCGGGGCTGGCGTCGTGACGGCGCTACCGTCGCGCGCTGACGTGCTCGGTCAGGGTGCCGTCCTCTTCGACCGCGATGTAGACGGCCTCCGGCCCCTGCGCGAAGTGCGCGCCCATGTACACCAGCAGCCCGATGCCGCAGAGCAGAAACGCCGCGAAGGCCGTGAAGCTGTCGAACTGGCGCGGGCGCTCCAGTTGCGCCGTGGTCATCGTCTGCACGGTCACGCGGAATCCGTTGCGAGCGTAGCGCGGGATGGCCGCGATCAGCAGCGCCTCCCGTTCCTCGAGGCTGAGCATGTTCCCTCCCCAGTCGGGCGCATTGTAGCGCCGTCCGCATGCGGGGGTGCCCACTATGCCTGAACCGCTTCGTTGCTCGTGTTCCAACTGGCTCGGCGTGCTGCACCAGGACGGGCGCGTCGAGGTCAAGCACCGTGGCCGACGATTGATCGGGCGGGTGGACGAGATCGTCTGCGAGAAGTGCGGCGAGGTCTGGCGGTCCACAGTTCTAGCAATGATAGGGGCGCCGCTTCGCACGGATGTGCGATAATATGGCTGATGGAATCAGCTATTCCGTGCGACGAGAAACAGTGTAAGGCATGCGCGGTAGTTCGCCCGGTTACAGATTTCCGCCCATCCACGAGTGGGCGGCGCCGTGGTGTCTGTTGGCCGTGCGAGCGAGATCAGCAGCGCCGCCGTCTTGCGGCCAATAGAATTCGCGCAGGGTCTGATGGATTAGCTCGGGTCTGTCAGTCGTGCGGAATGTCTTTCAGCGTTCGGTCAGCGTCGGAGGCCGGTCGATTCTGCTCGAAGGAATGCCTCAGCAATCAGAATAGGCGGGAGCCCCATCGGGCATCGCCATCACGCCGATATACGGCGGTGGAGCGGGCATGTGTTTCGTGCGGCATGGCGTTCCAGGCTGTGAAGGCAGATGTCAAGCGTGGGGCCGGGAAGTTCTGCTCGCGTTCCTGCTACTACAAACACAATGAGACGGCGCGGCTAGGCTGGAAGCATCCGCAGGAAGTGAAGGATCGTCTTTCAGAGTTGAAGCGCGGTAAGCCTGTGCCGTTCGACAACCCCAATCCTCCCAAGCCGTCGATCTCCTTCACTTGCGAAGGGTGTGGCGAGGCGAGCCTGCTCCCCGGGCGAGTTACGGCGCGAGCGCCGCAGCGTCGGTTCTGTAGCAACCGCTGCAAGTTCATGCACAACAAATCTTCGTCACATGAGGCGTCAACGGCAGCGTGGTTATCGGCGTGGGGAGTCGAATTCGAGGCACAGGCGAACATCGGGCACTGGCACGTTGATGTGTTCATACCTTCTCGGAACCTTGTGATCGAGGTAAACGGCTGTTACTGGCACGGTTGCGAACCGTGCGGCTTCGGGGCATCAGAACCAGCACGAAGACGACGAGCTAATGACGGTCGCCGTGCACAGTGGCTTGCCCGTCATGGATATCGGCACCTCGAAGTCTGGGAGCACTCATTCAAGGGCGGGGAGGCCGAGCAGATCGTCCGTCAGGCGGTAGGCGTGGTATGATCTGATCGCTTGCGGCGCCTTCTCTGAGCCCGGCACATCCTGAGATGTGGCTGGGCTCTTTGCATGGATGGCATCCGGCTTGGGGGCGCGTATTACGAACTGACGGCCGATACCGCCCCGCTGATCCAGGCGCTGGCGAAAGCCGAGCAGCAGTCGAAGCGCTCGGCCCAGGCCATCGCCCAGGCGACGGGCATCCCCGAGAAGTCCGTCGCGCGCTACGCCGCGCAGGCGATCCGCGATCATCAGGCCATCGAAGCGGCGCGGGCGAAGGAGGCTGCCGCTGCTAAGCGCGCGGCCGATCAGGTCGCCGCAGCGAACGCACGCGCGGCCGGCAGCATCCAGCAGATCGGCAAGGCCGCCACGGCGATGGCCGGCGGATTCCTGACCGCTGCCGCCGCGACGGCCGTCCTGAGTAAGGGTCTGGAGAAGGTCGTCGAATCGACCAAGGCCGCCGAGCAGGCGCAGTTCGCCCTCGGGAAGACGTACGGCGCGGCCAGCCAGGGCATGACCCAGTTCGCGAACGAGTTTGCCGCCGCGACGCAGCGCTCTCGCGTCGAGGTGCTCCAGGCGACCGTCGGCGTCGGCAACCTGACGAAGGAGTACGGCCTCTCGGCTGCCCAGGCGCAATCGCTCATCCGCATCGCATCCGACCTCGCCGCCGTCTACGGCAAGGATCTGCCCGACGCCGTGCAGCGGCTCCAGTCGGCCATCCGTGGCGAGGCCGAGTCTGCCGAGGCGTTGGGGCTGGTGCTGAACGACGAGGCCGTTGCCGTCCGTCAGTTGGGGCAGGAGAACAAGACCCTCTTCGAGAAGCTGACCGACAGCGAGAAGGCGCAGTTACGGCTGGCCGAGGCGACGCGCCAACTCGGAGAGCGCCAGGGGGCCGCGACCGAGCGCACGCAGAGCGCCCTCGGGGCGTTCGACCGCCTCGACGCCGCGACGACCGATCTCGCGGCCAACCTCGGCCAGCGGCTCCTGCCGGCTGCTGCGGCCATCGCCAACGTCCTGTCTACGATGGCCGAGGGTGCCCTCGGCGCGTTGAACGCGCTGAGCGACCTGTCGAAGGTGGACGCGGGGGCGCTCGCCAACATCGCCTCGGCGCTCTTCAACCCCGTCGGCGTGGTCACGGCCATCGCCTCGGGGGCGAATCCGTTCCTGCCGTCCGCGACCGGCCAGGGCGGGCCGATGCTCGGGCCGACCCCGGGCGAGGTTGCCACCGCTCAGAATGCGGAGAGCGTCGCCGCGATCAAGCGCAAGGCGCAGCGACGTGCCGAACTCGAAGCCCAGGCCAAGGCAGCTGACGACCGGGCGGAAGCCGAGATCGCAGCCATTGAGAAGGAGCGCGAGGCCAAGGAGACGTGGTACGACGAGGAGCGGACCCGTATCGAGGCCCGCCGCCACTATCAACTTGAGGACATCGAGCGGCGCAAGGACGCCGCCATCGCGGCGCTTGAGGAAGAGAAGCAGGCCGAGCGCGACCGCCTCGACGGCCTCATCAAACAGGCCGAGCGCGAGAAGGACATCCGCCTCGACGTGGCCCAGGCGGCGCACGATGCCGCCGAGCAGGCCATTGACGATCAGGAGCGCCTGAACCGTACGCAGCGGCAGGCCGAAGACCGCGCCGTCAGGGACTCCCGCCTGGCCGAAGATCGCGAACGCGCGGACGCCATCGAGACCGAGGACCGCCTGCGCGAGAAGGCGCACCGCGACGAACTGCGGCGGCTGAAGGAGAAGCACGACGCATTCGAGAAGGACATCGAGGCCGAAGAGGCAGCGCTCAAGAAGACCACCGAGCGCCGCCTCCGCAACATCGAGGCCCAGGCCGACGCTGCGCGGCGGGCGTCCGAGAAGGCGATCCGCAACATCGAGCGGCTGGCCGACAAGGAAGAGGAGCGTCACCGCCTGACGATGCAGGCGCTTGACGACGAACTTGACGCGCGGAAGAAGGCGCTCGATGTCCAGCTTGACGCGCTCGACGCGGCCGAGAAGGCCGAAGGCAGCGCCCGACGGTTGGCCGACCTCCAGAAGCGCGTAACCGACGCCCAGCGCGCGGCGACGGCCGCCAGGGGCACCGGTACGCCGGAACAGGTGGCCGAGGCCCGGGGCGACCTCACGCGGGCTATTCGCGTGGGCGACCCGGTCAGCATCGCCAACGCCACCGAGCGGCTGAAGCAGCTCGCAGGACAGGGCAACGAGGCGATCAAGGCCGCCGACGAGGAACTGGCGAAGGCGCAGCAGGAGCTGCGTGACGAGGGAGTGGCCCAGGCGCGCGACGCCGAGCGTGCGAAACTGGAGGCTGCGAAAGCGGCCATCAGCGACGACATCGAGGCCCGCAAGCGCGCCGAGGACGACCGCAACCGAGCGCGGAAGCGCGAACTCGACGCCGACAAGCAGGCCGAGCAAGACCGCCTGAAGGCCCGCCTCGAAACGCTCGAAAAGAAGGCCCAGGCCGAACGCGACGCGGCGAACCGTGAGGGCGAACAGATCCGAGCGCGGGCCGACCGCGAGCGCGAGGCGTACGAACGGGGAACCCAGAGCGCCCGCGACGCATTCACCGCCCAGTCGCAACTGATCGACCAGCGACGCGAGATTGAATCCCGCGCCCTCGACGACCGCCGCGCCGCGGAGGATCGCGCACGCGACGACCGTCGGGCGGCAGAGGACGAGGCGCTGCGGCTCCAGAAGGACGCCCTCGACCGGGCGCTCGCCCAGGAGCGGCGCGACACCGAGGAGCATTACAACGGCCCGAACGGCGTCATCACGCAACTGAAGCAGGCCGTCACGGACAGCGAGCGCGAGTACAGCCGCCGTCTTGCGGCAGCGCGCGCCAGTTTCGAGGAGGAGCGCAAGCAGGCCGAACTGATCTACCGCAACCCTGAGAAGACGGGCCTGTTGGATCTGCTCGCCCAGGCGCGCGAGGCCGAACTGAAGAGCCTCGACCAGTCAAAGAAGGATTGGCAGGAGTGGTCGAAGTCCGTGCAGGAGAGCGTCAAGGCGGCACTGGCCGGGCTGACGAACCCGGCCGGCGACACGCCGGCAGCCGGCCGGGCGCCATCGGGCCAGAACACCAGCACCAGCACCGCGAGCACCACGTCAGGGCGCAGCGGCAAGAAGGTGCAGGGCGACGTGGTGTCGTGGCTGAACGACGCGATGGACATCACCGGCGTGGGGAACAACTGGCTGGCTGGTTTGCAGCGGCTCGTGCAGTTGGAATCGGGCGGCGACCCGCACAACCAGAATCCCCAGGACGTGATCGACCCGCGCACCGGGCGGAACCTCGGCAACGCCAAGGGGCTGTTGCAGATGCTCAGCCCGACGTTCTCGGAGAACCGCGACAAGAGCCTGCCTGACGACATCTTCGACCCGGTCGCCAACGCGGTTGCCGCGATCCGCTACATCCAGAAGCGGTACGGCCACGTCAACCACATCCCGGGGCTGTTCCAGGGCAAGTTCGAGGGCTACGACTCGGGACACCTGTTCCGCGAGCCGACCATGACCGTCGGCCTGCGTTCGGGCAGCAGGGCCGTGATCGCGGAGCGCCGCCCCGAGCTGCTGGTGAGCGGCGCGGCGACCGCGCGCTTGATCGGCCGCTCCCCGATGGTCGGCCCGATGCCCACCCGCGACTACGCGGCCCTCGGGGACCAGTTCGCCCGCATGGCCTCCCCGGGCGCGGCCTCGGGCGACCAGAACACCTGGAACATCTCGGGCGTCGGCATGGGCGAGGTCGTCGCCCAGGTCCGCCGCCACCAGCACCGCCGCGAACTGCTCAGGGGGGTCCGCTGATGGCTGCCCGCGCCCGCTACTACGAGGTTGCCCAACTCCCGGACTCGGACGGCTTCATCCGCAAGGTGCCGAACCCGACCGTCACCGTTTACGAACAGGGCACCACCACCCCCATCGCGGACACCATCTACGCCGCCGAGACCGGCGGCACCACCCTCACCAACCCGTTCACCGGCGGCGCGAACGGCGAGATCGAGTTCTTCCTGGCCGACGCGCAGCGCGTCTCGATCAAGTTCGAGGGCACGTCCCCCGTCGTCGGCTCGGTCACCAAGAACTACGAGGCCGTCTGGCCCAGCCCCGCCGACATCACGACCGACGCCAACATCCTGACCATCATCGGCGGCAAGCTGCCGGGCATCGACTCCGAAGACATCGGCCTCGTCTGGGACGACAACTCCTCGGGCGCGAAGGCCGACAACGCGACGGCCTGGGCGAACATGGCGTCGGTCGCCTTCAGTTCGTCCAGCACTCCCGGCCCGGTGCGCCTGAAGGCCGGCACACTCCACATGAACAAGCCGGCGGCCATGAACAACCCGTACGGCTACGAGATCCCGCTGCACATCGAGGGCGTCCGCGACAACACCGACATCAAGCTGTACGGCGCGACGACCGGCCCGTGGCTCGACTTCGGCGCTTCCGGGTCGTACGGCTTCAAGCGGGGCGGCCTGCACAACGTCCGCATCCTGCACCAGACGGTGCCGACCAGCGGCGCGACCATCCGCCTCGGGAAGGTGGACGGCTTCGAGCTTGACGGCGTCGATATCCCGGACGGCGGCGCGGGGGCAGCGGCCATCATCGCCGTGCAACTGGTGCAGGCGGCCTCCGGCGTCTACATCGACCGCTGCGCGCTGGCGACCCGCACCGACCTCTCGACGCTCGTCTCGGGCGGGCTGACGGCGGTCTGTCTCGACATCGCCACCTCCTCGGCGGCGGCGGGGCTGACGCTGCGCTCCTCCCAGATTTCGGGCGTCTACGGCAGCGGCGGCAGCAGGGGCATCCGCACGAACAACAGCGCCCTCTTCGACACGATGCTGGTCGTGGCCTGCGCGATCAAGGACCACGAGATCGGCGTGGCGACCGGCTCCGGCTCGTCGGGCGAGTTCTCCAACGTCCGGGTATCCGACACCTACATCGACATCACCGACTACGCCATCGCGGTGGACCCGAACGGCGGCTCCTACGGCGGCTGGGGCTGGCACAACATGTGGATGCGCGGCGACGTGCGCGGCGTCACCCTCGGGACGAACAACGGCGGCGCGGTCACCAACTGGCGCTTCAACGGCGGCGAGGTCATCGGTGAGCCGGCGCAGACCCACGGCTTCCTGATCCAGAAGAACGTCCGCGTGCTGCGGATCACCGACTACACGGTCAGTTCGACGGCGAACGGCTCCGGAGAGGCCGGCATCGAACTGGCCACCTCGGGAGGGGTCGGGCCGTCGTTCGTCGTCGTCGGCGGCTCGTACATCGCCGTCGCGGCCGGTGCCGACGCCTGCTTCAAGGCCAGCACCGAGGCGACCTTCACCATCGACGACACCACGCTCGTCGGTTCGGCCGATGCGGACGGCATCCTCTACGGCGGCTCGCTCGGGGCCACCCGCAAGGTCGGCTCGAACAACACCTGGGTGGCAGCCTGATGCCCGTCTACCTCACCCCGACCAGCCCCAGCGGCCTGCTCAAGTACGAGTGGCTCGACCCGTCGGGCGTGCTGCGCGACCTGACCCGCGAGACCTCGGCCAACGTCTTCGTCAGCCGAGGCTCGAAGGGTCTCGGCGCGCCGGGCGTCGAGCTGGTGCTGGAAAAGTTGCCGTTCACGGCCGGCTCGCTGGTCCGCTACACCCAGACCCGCCCGCTGGAGATCGACCTCCCGCTGGTCGTCAAGGCGGCGAGCATGGCCGCGCTGATCCCCCAGGTCCGCAGCGTCCGCTCGTGGTTCGACACCGGCAACGAGGGCGAGCGCAGCCCCGGCTACCTCCGCGTCACCGCGCCCGACGATGTGGAGCGCCAGGTCGCCTGCTACTACGCGGGCGGGCTGGAGGGCGACCTGGCGGAGGGCGGCCCCCCGTGGACCCGCTACGTCGTCTCACTGGTCGCGCCCGACCCGCACTGGACGCCGTTCGACGCCACCGAGGTCGAGTACGACGAGAACGACATCTACTACCTCGGCGCGCCGGCCGTACTGCCGGTCCTGAACCCCGGCGACTTCGACGCCTACCCGATCTGGACGATCACCGGCCCTGCGACGGACGTGACGATGCGGAACGCGACGACCGGGAAGTCGTGGGCGCTGACCGGGAACGGCGGGCTGACGCTCGCGGCGGGCGACGTGCTGACGGTGGACACCCGCCCGGCCAGCCAGCGGACGACGCGCCCGATCACGAACGCCGACGGCTTCTCGCTCTACGACCGTGTGGCTGCGGGCGGCGCGCTCTGGTGGCTCGCCCCGGGCACCAACAACCTGACCATCACCGCCAGCGGCACCAGCGGCGCGACCGTCTTCGGGCTGTCGTACCTACCGCGCTACCGGGGAGCGTTGCGATGAGCATCACCAGCAGCCTGCCGAGCGATCCGCAGGGCTACCGATTCGCAGGACCGGCGGGCAAGCTGTTCGCCGGGCGACAGGTCGCCTCGTCCGACTACGCGTTGGCGCACGTCGAGGGGCCGGACGCCCACGACGCGGCGGCGACGCCCGGGTACCCGCTCCAGGTCGGCGGCGTCGCGGAGAGCACCACCCCCTCGGCCGTGGCCGACGGCGACGCCGTGCGGGCGTTCTTCGACACCCTCGGCCAGTTGGCGGTGATGCTGCGCGGGACGACCGGCGCGGCGCTGCTGCCGAACGGGGCGGCGCTGGCCGACGACACGTCCAACCCGACGCTCACGCAGATCGCCTCGTTCCTGATGGCCTACGACGGCTCGACCTGGGACCGCGTGCGCGGGACCAGCGCCAACGGGCTGTCGGTGGACGTGACGCGGATCGGCATGACCGCGCTGACCATCGCCCACGGCAACCAGACGGCGACGACCTCGAGCGCGACCATGCTGGCGTCGAACAGCAGCCGGCGGTACGCGCTGATCCAGAACAACGGCAGCGTCGACGTGTGGCTCAGCCTCGGCGGCACGGCCGCCGCGAACGCGGGCATCCGCCTGGCCGCGAACGGCGGCGCGTACGAGATCAGCGCGGCGCACGGCAACCTCTTCACCGGCGCCATCGCCGGCATCACGGCCAGCGGCTCGGCCGTCGTGATGTCCACCGAAGGGACGTGATCCGATGCCCCTGTACGGAGCGGGCGGCGGCCTCCTGACCGCCCAGCAGGAGCGGGACGCCTTCGTCTCGCGCATCCTCGCCATCACCGGCGACACCCGCCTCTTCTGGTTGCCGAAGGCGACCGACACCACCACCAGCGCCGACGAGTCGCTGAACGGCAACACGGCCACCCACAACGCCAGCATCGCCACGCGCCTGACGGCCTCCGGCCTGGGCCAGATGGTCACGTTCTCGCCCGGATCGTCGCACCACGCGATCATCAACGACACCGCGCCGCTGACGTTCGGCAACGGCTCGACCGACTCCGCGTTCTCGATCGTCGCGCTGGCGAACGTGACCGACACGGCGGCCGGGCGGATCATCTTCTCGAAGCTGGAGACGAACGACGGCACCGGCGACGGCGGCGAGTACTACTTCGGGGTCAACTCGTCCGACAAGCTCCAGTTGGTGCTCTGGGACAACAGCACGCTCGCGGCCCCCGACCGCACCAGCGACGCGGCGATCACGATGGGCAGCACCAGATTGTTCGCCGCGACGTACGCGGGCACCGGCGGGGCCACCGCCGCCAACGGCATCACGCTCTACCAGGACGCCGTCGCCATCGCCTCGACCGCCACCAACAGCGGGTCGTACGTCGCGATGGAGGACAAGGCGTCCGAGGTCTGCATCGGGTCGTTCATCAACCACAGCATCAGCTTCATGAACGGCTCGCTCGGCCTGGTGCTGGTCTGCGCGAAGGTGCTCTCTGCCTCGGAGTTGTGGGCCATGAAGAAGGCCATCAACTCGTTCTTCGGGCTGAGCCTCTGACATGCCGGTGCAGCCCGACCTGATCGCTAGAGGCCTCGGCGCGCTGCCGTCGATGCTGGATGGGGCGACCCCGCCGCGCTACCGCGTGTTCATCCGCGACGCCCAGTACCGGCGCATCGACGAACTGACCGACTGGATCAGCCTCTCGCTGGTGCTGCGCTTCAACGGCGTCGGGACGTGGGCGCTGGAGATGAGCGCCGACAGCGTCTCGGCCCCACTGCTGGCGCGGACCGGCGGCATCGTCGTCACCCGCGAGGTCGAGGGCGTCGAGCGGACCATCTTCAGCGGGGCGGTCGGCACCGAGTGGGCCTGGACGGCAAAGACGTTCCGCGCGGCAGGAGAGTCCGACGACGCCCAACTCCGCACGCCCGTGCGCCCCTCGCCCGACCAGGAGGACGGCCCGTACCCCGACGAGTACGACGTGCGGACCGGCGTGGCGTCCACCGTGATGATCGAGTACCTGAAGTGGACCATCGGCCAGTTCGCGCCCTCCGGCTGGCAGAACCCGTACCTCTTCGTCTGGGACGACCCGCTGCTCGGCGGGACGGTCACCGGGCGTGGGCGGTTCCAGCCGCTGCTGTCGCTGCTCCAGGAGATCGCCGTGACGCCGATCTCCGGCGGCCTCGGGTTCCGCCTGCGCCAGTCCGACGTGTACGCCGGCTACCTCGACTTCGAGGTGTACCAGCCGCAGGACCGCTCGGCCGACGCCAAGTTCAGCATCGCGCTCGGGACGGCCCAGGACTACGAGGACGTGTGGCGGGCGCCGGCGGCCAACTACGCCTTCGTGCTGCTCGGGGACGGGCTGGGGAACGCGCGGACCGTGTTGCAGGGGGGCGACGCGGACAGCATCGCGGAACTGGGGCGGCGGATCGCCACCGTCGTGGACATGCGCGGCGTGACGGACCCCGGCGAGGGCGAGCAGCGGCTGGCGGAGGTGCTGGCCGGGGCGGTGAGCAGCCGGCGCGCGGCGATCACGCCGTTCGACGTGCCCTCGCTCCAGTACGGGCAGGACTACGACCTGGGGACGCTGGTGACGGTGGTCGGGCACGACGGCGAGGAGTTCGTCGATCTGGTGCGCGAGGTCGAGATCGAGCTGGATCCCGAGAAGGGGGCGCTCGTCACGCCGATCATCGGGGAGGCGGGGGCCGACGGCGACGCGCTGACGGCGCAGTACATCGCGAGCGTGCAGGACCGGCTGTCGAACGTCGAGCGCAACTGGACGGTGCCCGACGACTCGATCATTCGGGCGATGCTGGCCGCCGTCGTGAAGCCGCCCATCGGCCAGGTCGTTGCCTTCGCCGGGGCGACGCTGCCCGACGGCTGGCTCTGGTGCGACGGCTCGGCGGTCAGCAGGACAACGTACGCGCTGCTGTTCGCGGCGCTCGGCGGGGCCGGCTCGCCGTGGGGCAGCGGCGACGGCAGCACCACGTTCAACGTGCCGAACGTCGAGGATCGCGTCATCCTGGGGGCCGGCAACCTGTACGCGCTGGCGGCAACCGGCGGCGCGGCCTCGGCCAACCTCGCCCACACCCACGCGGGCGGGACGCTCGCCTACGCCCACACCCACAGCACGCCCGACCACGCGCACCCGCACACCCACGCGACGCCGGCGCACGCCCACAGCCACACCCACACCGGTCCGTCGCACAGCCACGCCGGGCCGAGCCACACGCACACCACCGACATCAACCACGACCACGGCGCGTTCACCAGCGGGTTTCAGGCCGGGGCGACCGTCGCCGTCGGCGCGGCGACGCCGGCGGCAGGGACGTGGGACCACCGGCACACCATCGACGTGCCGGCGCTCGGCACGTCCACCATCACCAGCAGCGCCAGCGGGACTGCTGACACCGGGCTCGGCGGGACCGGGGCGACCGGGAGCGCGCTCGACAGCGCGAGCAGCGGCAGCGGGACCAGCGGCAGCGCGCTCGACACGGCGGCCAGCGGGGCCGGGACCACCGGTGCGGCCGGGTCCACCTCGTGGAGCGGGGCCAGCGGCTCAAACCTGACGACGCAGAGTCTGCTGCCGCCGTACGTCGCCATGCCCGCGATCATCTACGCGGGGGTCTAGGAGGGGAGCATGTTTGCGATCAGTATGCAGGCGTACGGGCACACCCACGCCAGCGCCGAACGGCAGCACGCGGACTGCCCGTGCGTGACGCTGACCGTCGAGACGGCGGCGGGGGACAAGCTCGCGGTGGCTGTGGACGACGCGGCCGCATTGGAGGCGCTCGGGTGGGCCATCCTGCGCGAGGCCGAGCGGCTGGCGGCGGGCGAGGCGCAGCCGGCGCTGCGGCTGGTCGAGGGGGGAGCTCGTGGCTGACCTGCGGGACTACGCGCTGGGCGCGGCCAGGCGCAACGGCGTGCCGATGGACTTGTTTGAGCGCCAGATCGCGCAGGAGTCGGGATTCAACCCGAAGGCGTTCAACGCCGGCAGCGGGGCGACCGGCATCGCCCAGATCATCCCGCGATGGCATCCAGGCGTGGACGCCAGCAACCCGACGGCGAGCCTGGACTACGCGGCGCAATGGATGGCGGATCTGTATCGGCTGTACGGGTCGTGGCGGAAGGCGCTCGCTGCCTATAACTGGGGTCCGGGCAACGTTGCAGAGTGGGACGGCCGACGCGAGACGCTACCAGAGGAAACGCGCCACTACCTCGACGTGATCCTCGGGGACGGGTGGCCCGAGCCAAAAGTGACGCCGAACGTACCGAATGTGACGCCAGTTGTCACACCTGCGACAAATCGTGTCGCATACAACCCAGGCGCCCCCGTTGACCCGCAACCCGACGACTGGTCGTGCTCCGTCCAGTCGGCGCAGTGGCTGCTGCGATCCATCGGGCGCAATCCTTCCCGCGTGTGGCTTGAGCAGCAGCTCGTCGGGCCTCTCTCGTCGGCTCCCGTTGTCAGCCGTGAATACGGGCTGATGGACGCCAGCGGACGCACGCTCGCGGCGTGGTTGCAGCGGGTGTACGGCGACGAGATGGACGTGACCTTCGAGGCGCGGCCGGTCAACTCGTGGGAGGATCTGGTGGCCCTGGCCGGCAAGGGTCCGATGATGCTGGGCGGGCGTGCTTGGGGACATTGGTCCGGGATACGCGCGTACCGAGACGGCAAGGTCTTGTTAGCCAACCCTGCGGGTTCTTGGAAGGGTGTGGGCCAGGAGTTGACCCGCGACGAGTTCGACGCGCTCGGGTCGTGGTCAGCCATCACCACGACACTGCCGGCCCCCGGCGTCGGCGACGGCCCATCGTCGTCCAACGACGAGGACACCATCCTCGGGCTGCGCCGCGCTGTCGCCCATCTGGCAGACGTGGTGGTCCCGAAGGCCGCAGCCGCTGCCGCAGAGCGTGAGGCCGCGCTGGCAGAGGCCGCGAGGATCAGGCTTGAGTTTGTAGGAGCGAAGCCGTGAAACAGGCGTACCTCGTGACCTTCGACACCGACGAGCCGGTGTCCGTCGATGACCGCTTGTCGCTGAAGGACTGGATTGGCTCGATTACGCGGGCCGCGCTCAGGAGCGACGCCGTGGTGGCGGTTGACCACCTCGACGCGGACGAGCCGACCGTGCGGGCGCTTCTGGTAGACTGAACGTAGCTCGCCTGCCATGTGTAGAAGGAGTACCGGCGCCGTCCCCCTCGGGCGGAGCCAGCAAGCCGTCGTAGCTCAGTGGCAGAGCAATCGCTTCGTAAGCGATGGGACGGGGGTTCGAGTCCCTCCGTCGGCTCCAAGATGTAAGGGCGGCCCCGGTCGATGTGACCGGGGCCGTTTCTTTGCGTTCAGCGCAGCAGCGCGACCAGCACCATCGCCGTCAGGAACAGCAGCCAGAACAGCAGCAGGAACCGCCAGAACGTCACCACAGCCCCCACGAGCCGGCGACCATCGCCGCCACCATCACGACCGCCGCGACCACGAGCGTCCCTGCCAGCAGCAGCAGCGCGTACAACCAGTCCGACATGCCGCACCCCCGCTATTAGAGGTACAGCACTTTCGGCCGCGTTACTGGTTTGTTTACCAGCACCACCCGATCAGTCGCAGGAGCCACGTCATGAGTTGGCCTCCTTCCAGAGGATCGTGTCGATTCTGAACGGGTCGAGTTGCGTGCAGATCAGGCTGACGACCCACGACCGCTTGCAGCGGCGGCAACGGCGGCGGTACTCGCCCGTCACGGCGCGGTACGGCACGCGCAGCAGGCTCAACCCTGAGCAGCACGGGTAGTTCTCCCAGAACAGGTGC